TTTTTAAATAAAAATTGTTCATCACGTTTTTTTAATAAAAAAGGAAAATTAATAACATTAATATAAGTGTCAGTATCCACAATGCCTGAAATAATTTCAAATCTTTGGTCACTAAATCTATTTAAAGGATGAACAAATAAACAACTATATCCTGGAGGAGTTTTAATTAACCATTTATTCATAAATTTTCCTGCTGTTTTTCCTATCATTTTGCTCCATTCTTTAGGGAGTTGGACATTATCATGTGCTCCAATATCTCCTGCTTCTCGATTAGCAGGGATTATACTAAAATCATTTTCTACTGGATCTACTAAATAGTCTTGATCAAAGGGAATAATATATCCAGCAGTTAATGAATCAAGGAACGGAATACAGGTTTTAACTGTAGCTTTATGTAAGTCTCCATCAATAAATCTTTCTAATTTTTTATATTCTTCAGGTATAAAATGAGAAGCTGGTTGAGGATGAGGAACAATATCTTCCAAAGCATTATCCGTTATAATAAATTTTATTTCTTTATTAAACATTATTTCTTTTTAAACTTATCTTCAAAGTTAATAGCAATTGTTATTCTATCTT